GAGGCCACTGGGACGAACCCAACGTCCTCGCCCACATCCGCACTAACGAGCGCGATGTCGGTGGAAGGAAAGCACTGCACATAGAAGAAATCCAATCGGATTGGCATCAGCAAGGGCAGAAGCGGGGGTATCAAACAAACGAGCTGCCAGATACTACTGGATGGACAGTGAAAAAGACGATTGATAATCCTGGTGAAGTTAATCAATCGTGGGTGGTCTTTGATGCTGATGGTAATCAAGTCAGCGTGAGAGGGCGCAATCTCTGGTACGGATCTTCGCCGGAGGAGGCGATTGGTGATGCCGCAACTGTAACGATGACGGGCGCAGGGAAGGGTTACAAAGTCCCAGACGCACCATTCAAAAAGAACTGGCACGAACTCGCATTCAAACGTGCGCTGACCGAAGCGATCAACGATCCAACCATCGAGCGTCTGACCTGGACAACCGGTGCGGTGCAAGCTGATCGGTATGATTTATCTAAACAGATAAGTGAAGTGCATTTGTCTGGTAGTAATTTTGTTGCCTACGATCACGACGGCAATACTGTGATTAAACAAACAGGTGTTCGTGATGAAGATTTACCGGAATTAATTGGTAAGGAAGCCGCTGAGAAATTGTTGGCTCAACCAAGACAAGGAACCTTGCAGTCTCTTACAGGCCAGGATCTCCAAGTCGGCGGCGAGTTCCACAAAAACCTCTACGACAAAAAGATCACGCAGTTCGCTAAAAAGTTTCTGAAGAAGTACGGGGTAGAGCCACAGAGAATTAAGCCGGGTGGAGCTTGGGAAGTATTTGATCCGAAAACGGGTAAAGCTACCAATTATTTCTCGACTGAGGCAGAAGCAGAACGATTTGTCGATGATTGGAATGAAAGGATACCAGGTTCAATCCGTGATTATGCTCAATCAAAAGGTGATTTCTGGTCTATCGACATCACCCCCGAAATGCGCGAAGAAATAATGACACAGGGCGTTCCATTGACACAACGCCGCAAACCAATCGGCTTAATGGCTGGGTACGCATAAAGAATGGCAAAACTAACAGACGAAGAATTACTGGCGAGAGTCGATAGCGAAGTCAACTCAGCGCAAGGCAACAACGATGAACTGTCGGATATTCGGCGTGATGCTTTGCTTAGATATTATGGGAAGCCTTACGGTAACGAAATAGAAGGGCGATCCCAGGTGGTGGATACCACTGTGATGGATACGATTGAGTGGATTAAGCCATCACTCATGAGAATCTTTGCTGGATCGGATGAGATCGTTAAATTTAATCCCGAGGGTCCAGAAGATGTACCTGGCGCGAAACAAGCCACCGATTACGTCAACTACATCCTCACCAAGGATAACAACTGGTTCAACATCTGCTTGTCCTGGTTCCAAGATGCGTTGTGCGAAAAGCTCGGAATCGTAAAGTGCTGGTGGGATGACGCTGATCGTTGGGATCGTGAGGAGTATCACGATCTAACAGATTTTGAACTTGAATCTCTCATATCGAGCGATGATGTTGAAGTGCTCGAACACACGGAAAAAGGTAATGAGGAAGAAATAGAGGACGAAACAAGCATCACGGAAGTCCTGCATGATGTGGTGATCACCCGTCACGCCAGAAAAGGCCGCGTCAAGATTGATTCCATACCACCAGAAGAATTCCTAATCTCAATTGAAGCGAAGGATGTTGAATCCGCTCGGTTTGTCTGTCATCGCCGTAGGATGACTATCAGCGAGCTGCGTGAAATGGGTTATGACGTTGATGAAGAAGAAATCGGCAGTGATGACACGATGGATTTCAACGATGAGCGTGAAGCCAGGTTCTCGTTTGACTCTAATAGTGATGTTTCGCTCGATGACAATGGCGTCGGTCCTACCCGCGAAGTCTGGGTGAATGAGGCGTTTCTAAAAATTGATTATGACGATGATGGTATAGCCGAGCTTCGTCGCATCTTTTACGCTGGTCGCCAGATCTTTGAGAATGAACCGGTTGATCGAGTACCGTTTGCAACGGTAACGCCGATCCCGTTACCTCATCAGATCTTTGGTATGTCGATCACCGACCAGGTGGAAGATTTGCAACTGATTAAAACCACTTTGTTGCGTAATCTTCTCGATAACATGTATCTGCAAAATGCCGGTCGTGTAGCTGTACAGGAAGGTATGGTCAACCTCGACGACCTTTTGACACAACGACCAGGCGGCATTGTCAGAACAAAAGCGCAGGGCGCAGTACAGCCACTACCAACGCCGCCGTTACAACCCTACGTCTTCCAGATGATGCAGTACCTCGACCAGATACGAGAAGAACGCTCTGGAATCTCACGTATGAGTCAGGGGTTGGACGACCAGGCACTCACTTCACACACCACGGCAACGGCTGTTACTCAGGTGATGACTGCCGCACAGCAACGGGTTGAGCTTATAGCTAGGGTCTTCGCAGAGACAGGCGTTAAGAAGTTGGCTGAAATGGTGTATGAGCTGGTATCAAAGCATCAGGATAAAGAGCGCATGATCATGCTCAGAAATGAGTGGGTGCCGGTGCGTCCCGATATGTGGAAAGATCGGATGGATTGCACCGTTGCGGTTGGTTTAGGTAACGGAAACCGCGATCAGAAGGCGATGCAACTCGCACAGCTCACCCAATTTGCATCTCAGGCAATGGCTGGCGGTTTATCGATCGTGAATGAGCAGAACCTGTATAACCTCGGCGCTCAGATGATCGAGAACATGGGATTCAAAGACGTTGATTCTTTCCTGACAGATCCATCTAAAGTACCGCCGCAAGGCCCGTCACCAGAACAGCAACTGGCACAGGCTGAGATAGCGATGAAGCAGAAGGAACTGGAAATCAAAGCCGCTGATGTCCAGATCAAGGCCGCACGGATCGAAAATGATCGTGTGGAAACACAGATAGACGCTAACTTGAAAGCGCAGGAGCTGGCATTGGAAGCACAGCAGAACCGACCTGTCGCAATAGGAGCTACTTGATGCCTTACGGTGTAAAAGAATTTTATAAAGTTAAGAAGAAGAAAAAGAAAACAAAAAAGAAAACAAAAAAGAAACGGGCGTACTAATTGGATATAGAACAACGTGAACGTGCGGCCAAACGCATTATTGAAGATCCGATCTTTCAAGAAGCCTGGACCGCAATTCACACAGAATTCATGGATCTTTGGGAACACACCCAAACCCATGATATGGAAGCCAGGGAACATCTCTGGTTGGGTTTACAACTGCTTAAAAAACTCAAAACTCATTTCGAGTCAGCAATGACCACCGGAGAGTTGAGCCGCAGTAAAAACCCATTTTATTAAGACTCATTAGCTAACGAGTTTGTCAGCCGCCTTTTGGCGGCTTTTTTTATGGAGTTTTGTTTATGGCCGACACTCAACAAGAACCGGCAATCGTACAGGACGGCAGTTTAGCCGCCGCACAATCAGCGCTTCTAGGACTTCTGGAACCGGAACCGGAAACACCAGAGACCGAAGAAGCAACCCCGACCGAAGATTCAGTAGCGTCCACGGAAGAAATTTCAGACGAAGAATCCGAGGCGGTTCAAGAGGATGAATCAGAAGAAGTTGAAGAGTCTGATGAATCCGAAAGCGAAGAACCCGAAGAAGTAGAAGAAGAGGAACCCGAAATCTATGCCGTCCGTGTTGACGGTGAAGAAGTCGAGGTCAGCCTTGATGAGCTGCTAAACGGTTATTCGCGGCAATCTTCGTTTACGAAGAAAACCCAACAGCTTGCCGAAGATAGGAAAGCTATGGAGTCACTGCAACAGCAGTACAACTCTGAAGTCGCCCAGATTCAGCAAGAACGGCAACAGTACGCCGAGTACCTTCAAAACATTATCGAAAACTCCCAACTCGATCAGTGGGGATCAGTTGATTGGGAAGCCCTCAAAAGGGATGACCCGATTGAGTTTGTCACGAAGCGAGAGGAATTTCGAGAAGCGCAGGAGAAGGTACAGCGTCTTCAGCAAGAGCAACAAAACGCTCAACAGAAGGCGCACCAGGCACAGCAACAGCAATGGGCTGACACCGTTAAATCAGAACACGCCGCTCTGGTCGAGAAGTTACCGGATTGGGGGAAACCTGATGCTCAACGGGAGTTAGCCGGAAAGCTACGTGACTATGCCAAAGGCCAAGGCTACCAGGACGCGGAGATCGACACGCTTGTAGATCACCGCTCTTTCATTGTTCTGAACAAGGCACGGTTGTACGACGAGCTTCAAGGGTCTGACGTTAAGGCCAAGAAACTCAAGAACAAGCCGAGAGTCATTCGGGGCGGGAAAGGTGTAACCAAAACAGCCGAAGCCAAACAAAAGCGTACTAGCCAAAAGAACCGTCTAAAGAAAAGTGGTCGCGTCGAAGACGCCGCCGCTCTTTTTGAGGACTTCATCGACATGTAATTCCGAGGAAAATTTACTATGGCAGTACCTACAAATACTCGGCTTACTTTTGATGCGGTAGGTATAAGGGAAGACTTATCAGATATTATTTACAACATAAGTCCAACTGATACACCATTTCTGAGTAGAGCCGGACGCGGGAGCGCGGATAACACTTACTTCGAGTGGCAAACAGATTCACTTGCCGCCGCCGCAAGTAACAGGCAGTTAGAAGGTGATGACCCAAGTTCGCTGGCCGTTGCAGAGCCAAGACGTTTGGGCAATTACACCCAAATCTCCTACAAAGCTGTCCAATCGTCAGGCACAGCCGAAGCCGTTGATTTCGCTGGTCGAAAATCAACTCAGGCTTATCAGCTTGCGAAACGCGCAAAAGAAATGAAGCGAGACATGGAAAAGATGCTCACTTCTGATGATGTGCGTAACGCTGGCGCGGCTGGCACCGCCCGAGCAACTGGTGGTTACGCCAGTTGGATTGGCACAACTGCCGCTGGAACCTCTGCCGTGATAGACGGTGGGGCAAGCACCATTGTTGGTTTGGTCAACAACGGTACGGGTTCACCAGCTCCTGGCCCAGACGGAACCACCGTCGCCGCCGCTGGTACAACTCCTGCTGTAACGATCACTCTTGCGATGATCAACCTGTGCGTATCTCGCGTATGGGATCTGGGTGGCACACCCGACATTATTATGTGTGACGGCACGCTCAAGCAGTCGATCTCGACGCTTGGTGGTTCTGTGATTGCCGATCTGCAAAAGAATGCCGATGGTGCAAAACCTGCAACCGCAGTGAACGCGATTGACGTTTTGGTAACGGACTTCGGTACGTTCCAGGTCGTTCCGTCACGTTTCTGTTTGGCTAACCGTGCCTACATCATGGATATGGATCTGTGGTCGGTCGATTATCTACGTGGCTTTGCAACTGAATCACTAGCGAAAACTGGTGACTCTGTGAAGCAGATGATCATTGCAGAGTACGGACTTCGCGGTAAAAACGGCGAAGGCTCCGGCCAAATCAAAAACTGTAAGTAAGGAGTATCTAGGAGCGCCCTTCGGGGCGCTTCGCTCTTATGTTTCTATATAACAGCATTCCATCCATCGTTGTTCACGACAACGTATTAAACGAAGAAGAATGCAACTATGTAATTGATTTCGCCCAAGCTCGCGGTCTCGAAGAAAACAAGATCAACGTCGGTGAAGAAATGGTTTCTGATCCGATGAGAACGAGCAAAGGCACATTCGCCAAACACGACGAAGACAGGATTCTAAATATTCTGTTTGAGCGTATTGCAAGTGTGGTTGGTGTTCCATTGACTCGCGCCGAAACAGCCAACATCCAATGTTACAAAGCCGGTGGTGAGTATAAGCCGCACTACGATGCGTTTGCCCCAGATGAAGTCATGCCTGAAATCTTCAAAGTTGAAGAAGCGGGTAATAGGGCGGTTACGGCAATTGTTTATTTGAATGATGTATCAGGTGGAGGCGGCACAGGTTTTCCAGAACTAGGAATTATTGTCAAAGCATTTGCAGGACGAGTCCTTATTTTTGGAAATCTTGATGAAAACAAACAGCTCCACCCGTTGTCTCTCCATACAGGGCTTCCCCCGGAGGATGGCGATAAGTGGATTTTCACACTCTGGTTTAGGGAACGCGATTTTATGGTCACAAAGAAAGATTTGCAGAAGGCGCTGAAACAGTTAGAGGGTAAAGAAAAAAAGAAACCTGTCAGTAATGGAAAACAGAGGTCGATGGCTCAAAAGATAGATGACATAGCCAGCGGCAGAGACAAATACCATCACTTGGCAAGCTGATATGAGCAAATTACTTCAAGACGAAATCCGCGCATCCCTGTATGACACGTTTCATGATCACAGTGACGGAACAAGCACTATACAAACTCATCAGGACGTTCAGCCAATACTCGAAGAAAACAAATTTGAGTACAACAACTACGGCGACAAGCTGACCCCTGGTAAGCAAAAACATTTCACCCGCGTTGCATCTATTCCACTGAACGTCTGGACCCAGTGGCTGAAAGAAACAAACGGGGCCATCGAGAAAGATCATAAGCTGATGGCGAGGTATCTGAACGATCCAGACAATAAATTTTTTCGTACCACTCCAACGAGGATCTGATTATGTGGCTCTATGCACACGGTAAACCCGGACACACTCAGCGGAACTATCCGCTTCTCAACCCCCGCGTTTTCTATAACTCTCGCAACTAACCTCTAATGGCTATCAATACTTACAGCACTTTACAAACTGCTGTAGCGAATTGGTTAGATCGAGATGACCTAACGGCTCGAATACCGGAGTTCATTGCGTTGTGCGAAGCAAGGTACAACCGTGAACTTCGGATTCGACTGATGGAAACGACAGCCACGGCCAATACTGTCGGTGGTACTCGTGGCTATACGCTTCCAACAGGTTATCTTCGAGCGCGGGCCTTCTCGTTGAACACCGATCCGATTACACAGCTCGAATACTTAACGCCCGAAATGATGAATCGCCTGTGGGCGGGTAGTGCAAAGGGTAAACCCCTGGCCTATACCATCATTGGGGAACAGTATCAGCTTGGTCCGTCGCCGGATGGCGTTTATACCGTCGAGATCAACTACTACAAAAAGTTTGATCCCTTATCGGATGACGAGCCAACAAATACGATGCTGACCAACAATCCAGATGTTTATCTTTATGGTTCGTTGCTTGAAGCATCTCCCTATCTCCAAGACATGGCCGATATTCCTGTGTGGCTGAACGGCTACAAGGAAGCAATTAAAAATATTCAGGATGCAGATGCTTGGGATCGTCATTCCGGCTCAGAGTTACGCATCATAAACACATCAGGTAATCCGTAATGGCACTGGAAACCGGAAATTTTGTAAATGATCTCGTTCAGACGAACCCCACAGCGAGCGACCCTGTTAGTGAAGGTGAAAATCATCTTCAATTAATCAAAAAAGTTCTGAAGCAATCATTCCCGAGTGTTGACGCCGCTGTTAATGCAATTCATTCATCCGCATCCGCACCGGCTACAGCAATATCCGCTGGCTTATGTTGGTTTGACACAACGAACAATGTACTCAAGCTGAGAAATGAAGCGAACGATGCTTGGATTACGTTAGCTGTGTCACCAGTTACATCCAATTCTGTCGATATTAATGCGGGAACGGTTGATGGAGCTGTTATTGGTGGTGCTTCAGCCGCCGCTATCACTGGCACGACGGTTGTAGCGAATACCAGCGTCAACATTGCAGGCGATGGCGCGACTGTTACGGGAATCAAAGATGAAGATGATATGGCCTCCGATTCGGCGGTTAAGTTGGCAACACAACAGTCGATTAAAGCCTATGTGGATTCGCAAGTTACCGCGCAAGATTTGGATCTCATTTCTGACAGCGGCACTATCGACATTGATCTGGATTCAGAAAGTCTTACTGTTGCTGGTGGCGAGGGTATTGATACTTCAGCGACGGGTACAACGCTCACAATCGCGGGTGAAGATGCAACCACGACAAACAAAGGTATAGCCTCATTCGACACTGCTAAATTCACGGTTTCATCCGGCGCAGTTACTACAAAAGATTCTGCGATAGTCGGCGCAGTCAATCTGACGGGCCTAGCTGATGTTGACGCCACCGGCCTGTCTGATGATGACATCCTCAAATACGACGCCACATCTTCCACCTGGCAGACGGTAAACACACCTTATCCAGATAAGCTGACAACGAAGGGCGACATTCTTGCGTATAACACCGTTGCATCAGAAACGAGGATGCCTGTTGGCACAAATGATTATGTGTTGATGGCTGATTCCAGTAATGCGTATGGTATTGCATGGAAACAAGCGGCAACAGCAACTATTGCTAACGATGCTGTAACAGCCGATAAGTTAGCCGATACCGCAGTCACGCCAGGAAGCTATACCGCATCATCCATCACGGTTGACCAACAAGGTCGCTTAACAGCGGCGTCGAGCGGCACACTCAATTTTGTATCTGAAACGGGTGCCACAGGTTCTGCTGAACTTCCTGTCGGCACAACAGCCCAGAGAGATGGTTCACCCTCCAATGGCTATATGCGGTACAACACAACCACTAGCGGCTTTGAAGGCTACAGTGGGGGTGCATGGGGTTCAATCGGCGGCGGCGCATCAGGCGCTGGTGGCGATGCAGTCTTCTACGAGAATGGTCAGACGGTTACAACCAGCTATGAATTAACTGCAAGCACAAACGCCATGAGTGCCGGGCCTGTTACCGTTAATAGTGGTGTCACGGTTACTATCCCATCAGGTAGCAACTGGGTAGTCGTGTGACAACAATAAATGTCAACACGATAGCCCCTGCTGGAAGCACACTGACTGTCGGAGACTCCGGCGATACCATTGTAGTTCCAGAGATTAAGGTCAACACCGTCAAGGATGCTGGCGGAAATACCTTATGGGTAAGTAATGGGTCAGGAACATTAAGTTCTGTCTCAGGCTTTGGCGGTGCGCTGAATCTTCTGTCTACACAGACTGCATCTGGTAGTGCAAGCATTAGTTTTACTTCGGGTATTGATTCAACTTATAAGGAATATGTTTTTAAGTTTATAAATATTAATCCATCCGTTGATGAAGCAAGGTTTACAGTAAATTTTAGTTCTGATGGCGGTTCAAACTACAACATGGTTAAAACTACCACTTACTTCCAAGCATATCATCGTGAAACTGGTGCTGATGGCACTCTAGCCTATAGCGCAGTAAATGATCTAGCAGAAAGCGCAGACGCACAAAGATTGTCTGGAACAGTGGGTAGCGACGCTGATCAAAATCTAGTCGGGGAGTTACATATTTTTAATCCTGCATCTACAACTTATGTAAAGAACTTTTATGTTAAGACTAATCATGTAGAGGCAGCAGATTACACTATGAACATATTTGTTGCTGGTTATGTAAATTCAACATCAGCTGTAAATGCTATTCAGTACGCAACATCGACAGGAAACTTCGACGGCAAAATAAAAATGTACGGTGTCTCATGAGTAACATCGTAACAGACAAGATTAAACCAGATGAAGCCTCTGCCGATAAGCTGACCATAGGCGGTACTGGTGACAGTGTAGTCATTCTTGACTCACTTAATCTGAATCAGTTACAGGACACAGGCGGTAATAGCTTGTTTGTTTCAGATGGATCAGGAACGATCACATCCAAGAACAGTGGATTGGCTGGTGGTATGAATCTGATCTCTACTCAAACGGCGAGTGGTTCTGCCAGCATTTCATTTACAAGTGGATTAGATAGTACCTACGATGTTTATATGTTTAAGTGGATAGAGATAAACCCCACATCAGACGGTGCTTACTTTGGGTTTCAGACATCCTCTGATGGTGGAAGCAGTTACGCTATGACTATAACCTCTACAGCTTTCCGCGCTAGAAATGAGGAAGATGGGTCAAGTCCTGATTTAATCTATGAAACTGAGTTTGATCGCGCACAACAAACCATCCTTCAACCGTTGTTGGGTCATCTTGGGGATGGCAGTGATGAATCTTCATCAGGGGAGTTGCACTTATTTTCCCCATCGAGCAGTACCTATGTTAAGCATTTTTACTCCACAGAAAATCATGTGAATCATTCTGCTCCTACACAAACTCAAAATTATTTTATTGGTGGTTATGTAAATTCTACGGATGATATTGATGCGATTACATTCAAAATGTCTGCTGGCAACTTCGATGGTGTCATAAAACTCTACGGAATATCTAAATCATGAGTACCGTAGAGACAAGAAAGTTTGAGCCAGTTACAGGCACAGCCGTAAATCTCGGTGCGTCTGGTGATGCAGTGACGCTACCCGCAGGGGTTACGCTTCAGACCAATACAATTAAAGACGCTGGTGGTAATACGATCTTCACATCTGATGGCGCAGGGAATCTTTCAAGCGTCAACTCTGGGCTGCAAGGGAACATGGTCTTCATCTCGTCGCAAACGGCGAGTTCATCTGCATCCGTATCGTTTACCAGTGGTATTGATTCCACTTATGACGAGTATTGGATTGTTTGGTTTGGCATGATATTGAGTGCTCAAAATGAAATTGGAATAAAGGCTTCTACTGATGGTGGCTCTAACTTTGGTATAGCAAAAACGACCACATTTTTTCAGGCTATTCATAGTGAAGATGATTCATCTGCTTCACTTGTGTATGAGAGCGGTCAAGATGAAGCTAACTCAACAGATAGACAACATTTAACAAGAGAGATGGAAAACTCTTCAGACGATGGTGCCTGTGGAATAGTAAAAATATATGCCCCATCTAGTACAACTTATGTAAAGCACTTCGTATCTAGGAGCGGTTGTAAGGGAACTAATGGTGCTATGAATGATGCTTTTGTCGCTGGTTATTGGAATACCACTAGCGCCATAAATGCATTTAGGCTGGAACAGGGTGGTGGAAATATAACGCGTGGAACTTTCGCGCTTTACGGTATTAAGTAATGGATACATTAAATGTAAATACCATAGAGCCGGAAGGTGGAACAACTACGCTTAATGTAGGATTGTCCGGCAAGAATGTAATCATCACCGACAACCTTAAAGCCAATACGCTGAAGGATGCTGGTGGGAATACAATCTTTACAAGTGATGGATCGGGGAACCTATCCTCTGTCAACTCTGGGTTTGGTTCTGCTCAAGTTCTGTTGAGTACGCAGACTGCATCTAACTCAGCGAGTATTGAATTTACCTCTGGTATTGACGGCACTTATAAAGAATATGTATTTGAGTATATAAATATTCATCCAGCTACGGATGATGTTCACTTGCAGTTTCAATGTAGTTCTGATGGTGGGTCATCTTACGGTATGACTAAAACCACTACTTATTTCTATGCTT